AACATTCGTAGCATGACCGCCTTGACCAACATCCGTGAGACGTTGTTCACCCTGCCGTCCATTCGCGAGAAATCTGTCAGTACCACAGATTCTGAATGCTCGCAAATGTCGGCAACCCGTTCAGCTACCTGAAGCGGGGTTTTCCCAAAGGCGTACCACGCCTCGCCCTTGAGTACATCTGCCAACCGGTAGCAGTACTGTGAAAAACAGAGTTTGTCTTTGCCGTTGCCCGTAGTGATGATCCTGGGATCTTTCACGGAGCCAATGCCGTAGACTTCTGCTTTCAGGAAAGAATTGAAGACGCGAGCGAAATGATTTCCGCCTACGTCCGCACGTTCTAGGATGCGTCTTTGTCCCGGTGTTGCTTGCTTGGCAAACACCGTCTCAACATCACATGGGTGCATCAGGTGCTGAGGAGCGAGTTCCTCAGCAAAATCGTTGATGCAATTAATGACGTCCACGCTTGCTTGGAAGTAAGGCGTGGCAATGTTCGTTACCCTGGCAGCAATCGCCTCTCGTTCGTTGGAGTCGGTTTTGGCAGGCGAACATGGTGGTCCGATAAGACAGCGCATGTATGGTTTCATGCCCGGTTTTGGTTGTGTGAATGGATCCACTTGGTTGTAGTTGTAGTTTACAGCTGAGAAATCGAGAGGGTAGACAAATGGCATGCATTCTTCTTTCCCTTCGACCTTGGCCCGCGTACGGTAATAACTACACAAGATCGCTGCCATCGAGGCATGATCCAACTCGTAACCATAAAGCATCTTGTGAACCTCTCCAGCAGAGCGGTCCAAATGCGATTTTATGGCAGAGCGCGTTAAGTCAATTTTTACGTTTGTGGCAGTTTTGTAAACTTCCTCAAAACAATCCCATGTGACAATGGGAATGTGGGCGGCAGTGTAACTACCGTCCCGTGCGATCGACACGACTACTTCCCCATCCCGCTGGACGCGTATGAGGTTGTATCCATTCTCGCCCAATACCTTAAGAGGTTTGAGCGACCGATAGGGCCGTCCTGTAGCAAGGACAGCCGCAAGACCACAATAAGTGGCCCGTGGGGTCAGAAGCACTGCGGTTTTTCCAGTCCGCAATGTTTTACGTTTGATGTTATAATCAACGCTCCGGCAGTTTCGTACTGCGAAGAGAACCATACACATCCAAAGAAAAGCCCCGGACGTTACCGTGATAGCTATATCTTCAGTGCTAATGTATAGTGCAAAGAATATCCAGAGCGCTACCCAATGGGGAACGGTAGACAGAGGTGAATCGACCCGGACGCTGTTGTGGGTGTAATCCCAGACAGTCCGGTGTTGTGCCTTTCCTTTGCCATCACTAAGAACCAACCTGTTGTTCTTGAAACAAAAGGCTGACTTAGAATGTACGTCACGTCCAGCGACTCTCGTAGGCATGGTAGTGTATAATAACACTGGCCTTGCATAGTCAAGAAGAGTCTTGGGCATGTCCAACTTCCAGTCGGCATCTACTATCACCAGTAGATCATCTGCTAGCATGGTATCCTCGTGGAGGATGGCCATACCATCAGGGTCCCAGTACGTACAAGGGTAGTCTTGTGTTACGTCTGGTTCGTGGGTCTTCAGGACCACGTGCAAGCCTCTAGAGCTGCTTGAAGCTATCGCTCCGGCATGACTAACGAAATGTCGCATCTCGTTGTCAAGGTCCGTAGTAGAGGTACCCTTTACGTTGTCAAGGGTATTGAAGTCTGTTGTTGCAAAGTCATGCTGTGTACCTTCACAGTGCATGTATGCAACGTCAAGTGTCCAGTTTATGTGGCTGGAGCGCAAGAGATCGTTGGCCCAACCATAGAGGTGGCCGGTGGTACCGACGTTGTAGTCGTCCAATGAATCGTCAGGATGCATGGGATCGTCGTTGGTAGTGATCTTGCTTGTCTTGACGGCTCTACAAAAGGGGCTAATAGCTTGCCTTAAGGAGCGGGGGGGGGAGTATCTGGTCGTATAACTGTCGTTGGAAAGAGTGATTTTTCGCGGTTGGGATGCCTCAAAGGACACCCGGTTACCCGGACTCACAGACGCCGACTTGACTTTC